TTTCGAGATTGGATTATCACAGAGAATGGAACTCCCCAGTTTACCGCTCTGCAGGCTGTAAATCTGCTTGGAAATGCTCCAGATGACATCATAGCATACTACGAAGCTGCTCTCAAGCTGGAGCAGGAGACTACAGCTAAAATCAAAGATTTGTATGAATTGGCGGAAGAGGAAGATGGAGCGACTTGTGTATTCCTCCATTACTTCTTGACAGAGCAAGCAGAATCAGAAATCACACTGATTGATATTTTGCAGGTTCTTAGGCGTTTGGATAAATCTGGGCAGGTACTTTGGGATTTGCAGTTAGGTGATTAGGTGCAGGGCGAAACTACAACTAAGAATTTCTCTGATGACTACATAGAACAATGCTTTCAGATTTGGTACTCGATGGGAACCCCACCGAGTATTCAACGTTTATGGGAAGCTTTACCAGAAAATGCAGAGGGTAGAAAGCCAGGAGTTGCTCTTTTACGTACCATTCGTGATACTTATGGTTGGGTAGAGCGTTCTGATGCTCTAAATGCCAGAGCAATTGCTAAAGTTGAGGAACAATTAGTCAACCAAAAATCCGAGATGCTCAAACGTCAAGCTCAGAGTGCGTTTGAGATTGGAGAGATGGCAAAAGAACATCTTCTTCGGGATGGATTTGACACTTCTGCTTCTGCTGTGAATGCTCTCAAATGGGCGCAAGAAGAGGAAAGAACTGTTCGTGGTGTATCTGAGATGATGATAAAGATTAGCAAGATGTCTCCAGAGGAGTTGATGCAGGAGGCAGCCAAATTGCTAAAGCGTAATAGTGAAGTTATTGAGGGGGAAACATTAGAAGAGGAAAATGCCAACAACAGTATCAGCCCCGCTTAGGTTAGAAGAACAGCAAAAACTTACAGCAATCCTTACTGAGCTAAAATCCAGAGGCTTAGAGATGCCGAAGGATTATCAGAACCTCCTTACTCCAGAGACAGCCAAAGCGTCAAAGTGGAGGAAAGGAGGTAATGGCTATTTCCTAAAGGATGATGGAGGTCAGTACAAGCCTGCTCCACAGCAGGAGGCATTTATTAAGAGTAATGCCCGTTTTGTAATGGCTAGAAGTGGTAGAGGTGGAGGAAAGTCTGCTAGTGGTGCTCAAAAAGCAATGTTCAAGATTGAGCAGGGTGAAGATGGGGCGGTAATCAATCCCATTTTTAGTGATTTCAAAACTTCCACGTGGCCCGAATTCAAAAGATGGATAGACTGGACAATGGTAGTTCCAAGTCAGAGACACAGGAAATCTGACGCTTGGGAACCACATCAGCCGTTCACGATGGTATTCACCAACGGAGCCAAGGTCTACT